GAACCAAGGATCCAATTGGAAAGAAAACCATTAAGGATGTGGTTGGAGAATTTAAAATGTTTGTTCACTATTGCAGAGATAGGAAGTGGTATATGCCAAAGGAGATCCTAGAATATGAATTTACCCATAACTTCTTCCAGGATTATATTCCTAAATCCGAGTGGGTTCCTAAAAAATCAACTGTTAATAAAATACTTGATAGTGAAAAGGATCTGCAAAATAAAACATTATTTTTAACGGCTGCTATATGTGGTCCAAGATTAAATGAAATCCTGGCATTAACTTATTGTAATGTGGATTTATTATCGGATCCACCGCAGCTTAAATTCAGACACTCGGTTGATAAATGGAATAACTTTAGAGAGCATAAATTAAAAACTGCCAGCTCAAGAAGAGAAACTCCAATTAGCAAGGAGCTAGTTATTTTGTTAAAGAACTGGATGCAGCAGCAGAAAAACCCAAAAAGAGCAAAAAAAACTAAAGATGATGAAGGAAATATCATTACAGATGGAGGTAAATACAAATTGCTATTTGGTTCATTAAGTAAAAAGTCTGCTAGAGGTAGAGTTAAAAGAGCTGCCAAGGCTTTAGGTTTGGAATGGAAAGGTGGATTAAAACCACTTAGAAAATTCAGATACTCATTAGTTAAAGAGCAAGGAGAGCTTACAGATATTCAAGCTAGACAACAGCAAGGTTGGACTATGGAAAGTAAAACTCCTCAAAGATACTACCATAAGAACTTGGATAGCAACCCAGAAAAAACTAAATCAGCTATTAATAAACTGCTTAATTAAATGACAATTAAAAAAGATCTTTATGTTTGGGTAGTAAAAAATGGTTCTAAAAGACCCAAAAAAATTAAATTAAAAAAATTAATTAATACTCTTAATCTTGAATTATTTACTAAAAAATTCTTTGTAAATG